TCTTCTGTCGTTTTTGTATGTACACACGGCTCTAAAGGGCATTCACACAAATAACACTCTTTTAACCACTTAAGATTCATTTAAAAGTAAAAGGTTTTATCTTTTATATTACTCACCTAAAGTGAAGCTATATGTTCTTTTAAGTTTTATAAAGAACCACATCCTTTACTAACCTAAGTTATTTTATTTTTAGTAAAAATTAAGATGTCGCAATACTTTCTACCGACCGTGATTCAAACGAATTTTAGTGATACTAAAAATGTACTCACTAAAAAACATCAATCAAATATTCAGACTTATGATGACTGTTTACGTGTATCTAAAACTTTAAAAACGAGTAAAAAAACACCAGAGGAAATGGCAATAATCCTCGATAAAATGAGAAAAAAGAAACTGGAATGTCAAAAAACAAAACCGATACAGGTCTTAGATTCTGCTCCTAAACAAGACGCTTCTGATTTCCGTAATATATGTAAAGCTTTTACATTATCAGGAAAAAAATGTACATTCAAAGCTGTGTGTGGGGACTACTGTAAAAAACATAGAATAGATGATCACGTATTAGCAACTATACCAAAAATAAATGTTTCCTTATTATAAAAAATGCTAGATCAAGAAACACTCAGACCTGTCATAATAGCCATGGCACTTTATCTTGCAATTTCAAAAATCGTACCAGAACTTCTTAAGAAACCCACAAATATTAAATTTATTGATGATGTCGTCGCCATGCTCATTGCTCAGAGAGGCTCACTCATGTCCGGTGCCATCCTCACCGGTGTCATCACTTTCCTTACTAATTACATTAGCGATGAATTCTTGTAATACGTTTTCTTTACACGTTAACATATGAGTCCTCGGATGTTCCATATACCTTACTTTTTTGGTATATGCATCTTCCATAAAATCACGTAATTGTTTTTCGTTTGGCTTTCCCCATTCCATACCTTCCTGATACAAAAAATCATCTTTTATGAGTTTTTGACGTTCGCAGTCTATCGTATACGGCGTTTTTATATATTCAGGTGCACCCCCATAATCCGTTATAATGACTGGTTTATTTCGCAAAGCTGCTTCCACTGCACCCATACCTATACCTTCAGAACTTGAAAAACTTACATAACAATCTCCCAGTGCATGTATTTTTTCCATTTCTTCGTCAGGAATAAGATCATTTATAACTTCAACGTTTGGTATTTTTATTTGAATTGGTTGTTTACACGTCGCCTTAATCAAAAGGCGTGTATCAGGTTTATTCATACGAACAAATGTTTCAATAATTTTATTAAAATTTTTCCTCGGATCCGTTACATTTCCTATATGATAAAATGTGTATGGTCTATGATCAGGAACGTGTGCATGTATAATGTAAAAGTTTGTTTCTGGAAACTGTTTTTTAAATACTTTTCTACAAAATTCACTTGGTACAGCGATTCTATCAAAAAGTTTAAATAGTTTACCGTAATCTTCGTGTACGGTTTCGGTTTCACATATAGTCATACACGTCACGTGTTTGATTTTACGTTTAATTTCGGGTATTTTATCTAACCAGTATGGTACAGGTAAAGCATAAATGAATGCACGTTCACACACAGGTATATCATTTTGAAGTTCAATGTACTGACTCCCAGGAAAAAGACCCATATATTTTTTACATTGTTGACCTATCCCACTCAAAAGAGATGGACCAATGAATAACATTTAGTATAAAGATAATATTTCTTTTATATATATTACGCGATGGACTCTGTTAGAGAACAAATTGAAGAAGCACTTCAAAGATCAAAAATTCACAAAGAAACTGTCTATGGTATTCTTAGACAAATAGCTGATGCAATCGAACCACCAGCTGCTGCTCCAGTAAAGGCTGCTGCTCCAGTAAAGGCTCCAGCACCACCAGCTCCAGCCCCACCAGCTCCAGCTCCACCAGCACCAGCACCAGCACCAGAAACACCAAAGAAAAAAGTTGTTAAACGTGTGGTTAAAAAGAAGGTTGTGGAATCGAAGGAGTAAATTTATTTTTTACAAATACAAATCCACCTATTATCATAGTTATGAAGAGTATTAAGTAACGCAAGGGGTACTTTTTCTTTTTTTCCTTCTCCATTTTTTCGATATCCTCCTTATCCGGAAGTTTTTTAACGTTTACGTTAAGATCCTCTATCTTCCCGATAAGTTTATGTAAAGCTTCTAGAATTTGAACCTCTCGATTTATAGGTTTTTCCTTAACGTCTATAGTTGTAACTTCGAGAACCATATACCATTCTGCATCCGGTTGTAAAGTAACGTAATCTGTATCTTCTTGATATTCATATAACTTAAAATGAAGTTTTTGCATAGATATGGGATTAAATAGGTTTGTTTGTCTTGGAAATGCTTTCCACTGCTTATCTCTAACTATAGTATGTGCACCATGATTAAAATGTCTTTCGAGTGGTACGCGTGCTAAAATTTGTCCATGACGCTCATCGAGTATTTGAGCACGTTTAGGTACATCTTCACACGTTATATCAACGTACTTTGCGACACTACTCACGTGAGTATCAGAATTTGGGGTTTCCTGTCCAACCTGTGTCACGTAAAAATCAACTGGTTTTATACCACACACTTGTGTGATATCTTCTAAATGTAAATTTGATTCAAGTGAAAGATCTATACTAAACGTATTATTTGAACCATTTACAAATTTTGAATCTATAATTATATACTGAACCTTTTTAGGTAAGTCCTGGAGTGAAACCATCTTGTATTTAGTATATAAAAAAATAAACATAAATAATAGCAGTAATGTTTTCGTTTTATTCGAGTGTCTGTAATTTATTATCACTTAGACCAAAACCCGAAACAAATATACAAAAACCTCCATCTATAAAAATGTGTGAAAATGACTATATTATATCTAAAAATGAAGCGAATGAAACAATCATTTTAGAGGTTCCTAGGAAACCTAAGTTTACATACTTCTAATGAAATATATAAAAAAATGAAATGGACGACTACATTGCCTTACACACGTACGACTATAAACTCTCGTTTTGTCAAGCGACAAACGAACTCCCGGGTGACATGCAAAGAGTCATATGGGAAAAACTTAACGCGTACGAATCACGTGATCTCGTGTGTCCCGGAGCCCCTCGACGAGACCCCCGAAATTCGAGATTCTCGAGAGAAAGACTTCAAACTTTGGTTAACCGGTGGAGAGAACAGTGGGGCGAACCTACTTCGTGAACGTATGAATACATTGGCGCGTGAACAGCTTTATTTTGATGATTACGAAAGTAGTGAATATGATTCATATTCACTCGTACTTTATAAACTTCTACTTGAGGATCTTACATATCAAAAGCGTGAACTACAATATTCTACAATCTTTGGTGATAAATGGAGGAAATCGCCTACAAATAAAATAGATTTAACCAATATTCAAATTAGTATACACGAAGTTGAACAGAGGTGTAATAATTTTAAAATAAAAGAACGAAAGTTTAAGAAAAAGTATTTTCAAGATGAAAACTATATTATTAAAGGTATAGATATAGAGTAAATAAATTGTAATGTTGAGTATAATAAACCCATACACTAAAACCATTAGAATATCGTGCCCCACTAAACGTAAAGAAGGTATAGCGGAATATGAAAAAATAAAATCTAAAATTAAAAAGACAACTTTACAATACGGTGTTGCTGTTTCGACCTACCATTTTATTTTTCATACACCCGTTGACGGTGTTTCTGCAAGTTTAGGAACAATCGCATCTTATATGTATGTTGATTCACTCTCCTCATACGTCGACAATATAGAAAAATTACCCGGTTTGAATAAACGATTACTCTTACCGACATGTCTTGCATTAGCAGAATCTGTATGGAATTCTAAAGATTTACCATTCGATTTTAATATGGGGGCAACTTTATTTGGATTTCTAGCGTATAAAATGGCATTTTATCAAATCGTGGCCGAAGAAATATTGATGTACAGTGAAGACCTAAGTGATATAGACCAGCTGTAATAAGTATAATAAAAAAATGTCTCTTATTTACCAACTTACGAAACAAACTGTTAGTCTTGAACGACTTCCAAAACTCGACGGTGTTCTTTCGAGTTTTCGAACCGATCAATTTTCAACTGGTACACCTTCTCAAGTGTATGGGGTGAGATTGAGATCAAACTTTCCTAATGATTTAATAAAGTTCAAAAAAGAACTTGATCATATTGCGTATGTTGGTGTATCTGCATTTAACGATAAACTTCACTTAGTGGACTTTATGTATGAAGAGAAATATGAAGATGGTACTCGGATTGGTATCATTGAACCAGTAATCCAAATGTTGGCAAATGATGAATTGGATACTATGGTTGTTCCGAGACATGTCCCGGAAGAATGGATCGAGTTCTGGATGAATTACTTTAAAAACGAATTTAACTGCCAAAAAACCCTTTTACAGTTTGTTGAAAAAAATAACCTTCACGGAAGCATTGACTGGACGGAACTTTACAACACGTTCCCTGAAAACATGGACTTAAAACTTAGCAACTAATGTGTAATATAATACGATGAGCCTTACTTACGAACTCCTTAAAAACTGTACCACGATTGTTGAACTTTTCGACGTTAACGAACTTTTTTCTGAATTAGCCGGTGAAAAATGTAAAGTATATGGTTTACGCGCCGATTTTGGGTACCCTGCACACCTTGTTCCTAAAAGTACGTATAAGTATATTGCGTATATTGGTATTTCTAATAGAAAATTGGAAACATCGTATGGTCAAGCCCAATTTATTGAATTTTATTATGAACCTAACGATATTGGCGTTTTAGAACACTTTTTTGATATGTACCTCGAAAGTGAAAAAGACATTCTTAAACAGTGTGGGTGTAAAGGTGACGAAGAATTTACCGTCGAACTTTTCCCGAGTAAAATTACTAAAAAGAACCTCATGTTTTGGAAATGGTATTTAGATGAACAGTATGGCGTTAACGATAAGATTTCTTTACGTGATTTCCTGGACGATTATGAAATTACGTACCAAATCGACCACGATCGATTATACGATTATTTACCCGAAAATATTGACGATTTAGATAATGAGAGTGAATACACTTCGGAATCTGAATCTGAACTCGAAGAAGGTGAAATAAGAACCTAAGTACGAGATTATAAAAATAATCAATAAAAAAATGCGTCCAAACTGTGTATACGAAAACTGTCTCTGTCGCCAAGGAAAAAACGGGTTTTGTGTAAAACATCGTGATATTGGTGAAGCCGTAGAAGCCCTTTTACTTTTAAGAAAAATAACAAACCTAAGTTGTAATGAAACAAAATAAAAAATTAATATATTAAAAATGGACGCTCTTACATCGTTAATGCAAACGCTCGACCTCAATTCTAAGATAATTTCTGAAGGCGATTATCTTAAAATGTGTGATTCGATCAAAAAGATTCACGATTATAT